CACATCGTTCGGGGACTTTTGATGAGATTTATCCAGATGGTTCTCGTGTCACAAAAGTCGTGAACAAGAAATATGAAATTGTGATGTCCGATGATAATGTTTATATCATGGGCGATTGCAACATCACAATAAATGGAAATGGCGCTGTATACGTGCGCGGTGATGCTGATCTAAAAGTCGGCGGTAGTATGTCAACATCCGTTCAAGGAACATATGAAGTTGTTTCTACAGGAAACATGACATTTGTTGCACCAAGAATAGATTTCAATCCTATCGGAAGAACACCAATTTATATTGATATTCCGTATCTAATAGAGACTGCGGTAATTCAAAAAAGACAAGTTCCCGGTGGTTCGGGCACATTTTCTTATGGCGGCGTTACATTGGAAGTTAGTCCGGATTATTCTGCAAAATCAAATGATTATGTTCAGTTTGATGCTCCACAGAATACGGAAACTGCTAATACTGAACAAACACCACCAGTGACATGTGGTGACTTTTCTGAACCTCTAACCGAAGAAGACTATAACAAGAATATAAGCACAAACTACAAATTGCGCGATCTTTCTATTGCATGTTTGTATCCTTATAGGATAAATGCACAAAAGGGACTTAGCGAATCTCAAATTGCTTGTAATCTGCAAGCAGTTGCTCAAAATGTTCTTGAGCCATTGCGAGCGCAGTATCCCGGCTTTAGAGTAAATAGTGGATATAGAGTCGGCGAGGGTCAATCGCAACATGGCACAGGACAAGCTGTAGATATTCAATGGACTTCCAAAAACAAAACACAGCTACTTGAAATTGCTGAATGGGCATCTAAAAACTTGAAGTTTGATCAGTTGATCTATGAAATACCAAGCAATTCAAATGCTGGCTGGTTGCACATAAGTTTCAATAGAAATGGAAATAGAGCAGCGGGAACACCTAAAAAAGTAGCTACCTGGAAAGGTACTGGCTACACTGATGGACTAATAGCTTAAGGAAAAAAATATGTCAGAAAACGATTTTGGTTTTAGTGCTGTTGATGAAGAAGAATATGTAAAATCTCTATCGACTCAGCCAACAATAGTTTCGCCAGCAGGCACTGAAGATGTAAAAAAACTGGAAGAAAAGCTTGATAGTTTATTGTCAAAAGTTGACGTTGATGAACATAAGCGTCTTGTTGAAATGGAAATTAGAGATAGATTGAAAAAAGTCGAAGATATGATTTTGCCGCTTTTGAATAACTTGTCTAAGAACCCAGAAAAAATATACATAAAGTGGCCAAATCGTAAAGAGATAGTCGAAAAACAAATAGAAAAGTTTTTGGAACTAACAAGAGGATAATATGCCGGCTATTGCACGATTGACAAGTATGTGTACAGGACACGGCTGTTGGCCACCAAGACCAACAGATATGGCTAGCCCAAACGTGTTTGTTGAGGGATTGGGAGTTCATAGACAAGGCGATCATTGGGTTACTCATTGTTGCAAATCGTGTCATGATAGTATACTTGCAGCCGGATCTTCTTCAGTTTACATAAATGGACTACAATGCGGTCGAGTGGGAGATCCTGTTGCTTGTGGTTCAATGGTCATGACGGGTGCTTTTTCATGCTTTGCAGGATAATCTAACGAGAGAGAAAAAATTATGCCTTTTCCAACATCATCTAGTCCAATTTCATTTCCGGGAAATGCTTTATATCCGCCGGGGAGCGGTCAAACCGTTCAAATATCCGAAACACAGAGAAGTATCTTCAATTCGATGCTTGAAAATGGTCAATCGTCATTATTTCAAAATCCAGTTTCTGGGGTAATAGGAGCATTAGACGGAAACATAACGTCATTAGTGGATACAATAAACAATTCTACCTGCGCAAACTATACTTCCGAACAAAAAGCGAGCGCCATTTCCTCACTTACTGGAAGCGGTGGCTTGAGAGAGCAACTTGAATTATTCACATTGCACACAAACACTCTTGCTGGAGTAGTTGCTGGAAGTTCTACAAATCCAACTCCGGGACTAGAAAGAATATTATCAGTTGGCAGATCTCTAAATGATCTATTCAATACTATTGAATCCGCATCAGGATGTTTGAACATGCTTGCTAATATGAGCGGATTATTTGCAAATGAAGAAATAAACGGATATGCAAATGAATTGACCAACATGATTGCCGAAATAAACAACTGTTTAGGCGATTTGGCTCAAATCGCAAGTCGAATATACGAAATTAAAACAATACTTGAGAATATAATTAGTTCGGATATCAATTTTTACGAATCAGCTCTAGAAACATTGAGACAAGCAGCATTATCCGCGTTAATGGAGTACATGTATTCAGATCCGTGTGGTAGATTTATATTGGAAAACCAAATTGGCAATTCAACACTCCTATCTTTTTTGAAATAAATAAAGTATGACCACAAATGTAAGACAATATAGAGATTTGGATCTCAATTTTACGCGAAATCCTGCAACTGGGGATGTTGCGCTTAGAACGGGCGATCAAGCGGTAATTCGCTCTGTTCGTAATTTGATCAATCTGTCATATTATGAAAAACCATTTCATCCTGAAATCGGCAGCTCTATAAACCAGATGCTATTTGAACCGATGTCGCCTCTTACGGCGCAACATGTAAAAAATCACGTTCAAGATGTGATAAACAATTTTGAACCAAGAGTAAAGCTGGATCAAGTTGCAGTTCAAGCGAGAGAAGCTGACAATCAGTTTGAGGTCTTTATACGTTTTTACATACTAAACAATTCTAGTCCAACTACAGTAACCGTATTTCTAGAAAGAGTAAGATAATATGGCATCGTCAAATACAGTACTTAGAGTAGCCGAATTAGATTTTGATGACATAAAAGTAAATCTAAGAAATTTCTTAAGATCTCAAAGTCAATTTTCCGATTATGATTTTGAAGGATCTGGATTAAATATTCTTCTTGACATTCTGGCGTATAATACTCACTACATGTCATATTATCTGAATATGATCGGCAATGAAATGTTTTTAGATAGTGCGACAAATCGAAATTCCATTGTTTCACATGCAAAACATCTAAATTATGTTCCGAATTCTTTAAGAGGGGCAACCGCAATTATTGATCTTGAAGTAGTCGATGACATTGGTAGCTCATATTCGTCGTTTACACTTCCGGCACATACAAAATTCATGTCACAACAAATTGATGGTGTGAATTATTCGTTTATTACAATGGATTCATACACAACAACGAAAAATGTAGTAACTCAAACGTTTACGTTTTCTAATGTACATTTGTTACAGGGCGATTATATCACATATAATGTTTCCGTCGATTCTACAAATACAAAAAGAAGATTTACAATACCAAGCTCCAATGTTGATACATCCACTTTAGTTGTTACTGTGCAAAATTCATCTTTGGATAGCACATTAAGTACGTATTCTCTTGCTGATGACACAACACAATTGACAGGTAATTCCAAAGTTTATTTCTTGGAAGAGGGTGACAACGGTAGATACACGATTTATTTTGGAGATGATTATATCGGCAAAAATCTAATAGATGGAAATGTTTTAAAGATAAGTTATCTTGATACAGATGGTCAATTGGCAAATAAGGCAAATCTGTTTACACTTATGGATTCTGTCGGATCATTTCCAACGATAACAATTATTCCAAAAACAGCAGCATATGGCGGATCAGATAGAGATACCAATGACAAAATAAAATTCTTGGCTCCAAAGTTTTACACTACACAAAATAGAGCAGTAACTAAAGACGATTACGGGACTCTACTACTGAAAGACTATCCAAACGTTCAAACGATTTCGGTTTGGGGTGGTGAAGAAAATGATCCTGTAGTCTATGGAAAAATATTTGTTTCGATGAAACCAAAAACAGGATATGTCATTACTGAATACGAGAAAGATAGAATTGTAAATGAATTGATTGCAAATAGAAGTATTTTGACTGTCATACCAGAAATTATTGATCCCGATTATCTCTATTTCAAGTTTGATGTAACAGTAAACTACGATTCAACTTTGACATCATTAGATGAAGCTTCATTGAAACAAGTCGTAAAAACAACTATTTCAAATTACAATAATACAGATTTGGGAAATTTCAATTCGACATTTAGAACATCAAAACTTCAAAATCAAATTGACTCTTCCGAGAAATCCTTCTTGGGAAGTGATTTGAATATTGTCGCGCAAAAAAGAATTGAACCATACTTGAATGAAACAAAAAATTATACAATCGATTTTAATATTCCATTGCTAAGAGGTAGTTACAAAGATAAGTTGTATTCTTATCCCACATTTCAAGTATATGATAACCAGGGAATTACGAGAGATGCGTTGATTGAAGAGACTCCTCTATCTTATACTGGCGTGGATAGTATCCAAGTTCTAAATTCAGGATCTGGATATACCGATTCTCCTACTATTACCATAACTGGTGATGGAACTGGCGCGACCGCCAAAGCAACGGTTGTAAACGGCAAGATAGTATCTATTCAAGTAGTAAATACAGGATCAGATTATACTGCAGCTGTTGTTACTATAAGTGATTCAACCGGGTCTGGAGCTACGGCAACACCGACATTGTCTGGACAAGTTGGAACTTTAAGAACATACTATATTCAAAGTACAACGGGTGAAAAAATAATAATCAATGGCAATGCTGGAAGAATAAATTATTCTACTGGTAGAATAAATCTTTACAATTTCAAGCCGCTATCTATTTCTACAAACCCAAATTATTCTTCTGGAGTTTTGACGATTAATGTCATACCAGCAGAAAAAACAATTCATCCATTAAGAAATAGACTTTTAACAATAGATCCCGAAGACCCTATTGCCATTCAGGTGACCATGGAGAATGAAGCCTAATGGCAACAAATAACAAAATTTCCGATATAGTTTCAAGTCAATTACCTGAGTTTGTTAGGGCTGATCATCCAACGTTCGTAGCTTTTATACAAGCATATTATGAATATCTTGAACAATCAAATTCTACTTTAAGTCTTGGTAAAACAATAGAACGTGCGAAGAATCTTCAGAACTATTTTGATACTGATAAAATAACAGAAACGGGTCTTGATGAATTCAATGTTCATCTATATAATGAATTTCTATCTTTAATACCAAAAGAAGCACCTTCAGATAAATCAAAACTTCTTAAAAACATCAAAGATTTTTATCGTGCAAAAGGTACGGAAAAATCATACAATTTTTTATTCCAATTGTTGTTCAATGAACAACCAGAATTTTACTATCCAAAAAACGACATACTAATTGCATCTTCGGGCAAATGGTTAATAGAAAAGTCGGTAAGACTTACAGACACATATGTCAATGGAATTTCCGATGAAAGCGTTGCAAGTTTAGCAAAATTCAAAAATACAAAAATTATTGGAAATACATCGACAGCTGAAGCACAAGTTGAAAGAATTGTGGTTTCTTATGAAAATGGTGTTAGATACAACGAGTTCTTTTTATCAAAGCAAAAAGGTACATTTACTTCCGGTGAAAATGTATTTGCAATAAACATTGACAATGAAACTTTAAGTGGTAATCTATTGTCGGGATATGTATCTTCGGTAACCATAGGAAATCCTGGAACTGGATATACTGCTGGCGCATCAGTTCCTTTATCTGGCGGTGGTGGTTCTGGCGCATCAATAGTAATCGATAGAGTTAGTAGCGGTAACATTTCAAATGTTGCTGTTGTTTCTGGCGGTTCTGGATATACAATTCAAGATTTTGTTCTTTTTACTGGCGGCGGCGGAACTGGTGCAAATGCAAACGTTTCTTCTGTTGCTGCAAATGGATTTTTTCACCCAAGTTCATACAATATAAATTCAGTTTTGATAAGTACGTATAGTGC